GATCATGCAAGTAAAGAAGGTATTTCGATTGCTACAGGTTGGAACGATTGGAAACAAGTTAATGCTTGGAATAATGAAGATTGGCAAAAAGATAGGGAAAATATGTTGGCTCGTCTTCAAGCAGCAAGACTTAGACTTTATGAAAAAGCGATACGGAAGGGGCAATTACAAACTGCTGCTCAAGTATTAGATTCTATCGGCAAAGTTATAGGAGAAAGTGTTGAACACGTCAGCATTCAGGCTCCTGAACTGTCAATAAAAGTTGAATCTAAACAAGACTTATCATAATCTAGCATACCCACGTAGAACTTAGTTTCCAATATATATTTAGGTTCCCCCCGTAATGGAAGGAATTGTAAATTTTTGCTACAATCCCCTGTCTGTCACTACAAAACCATTGAAGACCATGCTATAATAAGAATAGGAAATCGATGGGGTAGAAATACCTAATCCAATTCCTAACTGTCACAATAGGTATTTTTACCTACAAGACAGAAGCACACAAAAGCACCTCGAAAATTTAAAAGTTATAGCAGGTCGCAGTTCAGGCAGTCGAACCTGAACTGAAATACACCTAGCAGAACACCAAGAGAGGCCGAAAAGCCTCTAGGGGTCGCTCTAACTAGGAACACAAAAACGTAAACTCTACTCTCACATTGTGATGGATCAACAAACAAAACACGAGCAAATAATCACTACTTCAACAGGTGATTATTTAAGAATAAGGTTTGCTGGATATGCTGGAGACTGTGACGAAATCACTCTTACAGATCGTGACACTGATAATAAGGTAATCATGAAATTCTCTGGCAATCATTTACAGGGAACCTTTATCGAAACTATCGGTAGTTTGAAGTACTCCAGAACGGAAGCGAAACAAGCTTTTTTAAATCAAATAAAAAGCACAGTTGCAGAAGTCGAAGAGTATTACAAAAAAGAGATGGAGCAAAGCAAGTGAAAAGCAAAAGAGACTATCAAGTCAAAGTAATGTTAAACAATTACGAAAAAGAGCACTTAAACAAAATGTGCTCTGTACTTGATATGGACAAATCCTCAGTCTTTAGACTGTTACTTTGGAAATCCCTAGCTCGTCACTAATGAAAAAGAAAAAAGAAAATCCCCAAAAAATGATTTTGGGGATAATTTTTATTTCTGGCGGTTCCACTTTTTATAGTTCTTCTGATACTCCGATTGAAGAAATGGCTTCAATCATAGTCAAACAAACTATTAAAGATTGGAAGCATCTTTTTAAATTTAAAAAGAACGCTCTTTGGCCAGTTCATTTCTACGATATTTCAGGTTTTGAAGGATGGAACGCTGATTACGCTGGTAAGGTTACAGACCTAAAAAGCAAAAAGGAAGCTCCATTTTTGGAAACTTTAAAAGTCGTTCACTAATTTAAAAATCCCTAGTTAGTCACTAGGGATAATTTTTTTATTCTCATTATGCTAGAAACTAAGCACTATAAAGTGCAAGGTATTGGAGCGAACCAATACGAGATTTTTTTCAAAAAATCCAACCTAATATTATTTCAAAGTTACGAGACTGTTGTTGCAGCTCGTCTTGAGAATCTGGACTACGTACAAACAGAAGTTAAACATAGTCCTACAACATCTAGACATATTAAAAAATGGCTAGATGGAGTGGAAGCAGAGTTAAAACCACAACAATTCTTTAACGATCTTAACGACCTATTAAAAAAATGACCTACGTTTTGCAAAATCCGTACCAAAGAAAAGCCGTCTTGCACTTGCAGGACGGTTCAACAGTTGAGATATCAGAATTTCAACTAAGAGCCTTGTTGGTGATGCTTTACAGCAAGAGCAACATAAAAAGAAAAGCCGTCACTTGGTTTAACTCTTATTTTGGAGTCAAAAAAACTTTTAAGTTTTGGCGGAAGACGTTCCAACACGTGCAAGACCACTTTAATCAAGGTCGAACACTCAAAGATAAAAAAGGAGTACAACTTTAAAATGTATCAAGTTATCTATTCTGCCGATTATCTGGATACGAAACCCAGTGTTTCATATTTTGATTTCTTTGATGAAATGCAAGACTACTTAATTGAAGAAGTACAGAGAAGAGTAGACTGGACGGTACAACATAGCCCGTACCAAGTGAGTGAAGAAGATCTAAAAAGTTTTGAAGAAACCGAGTGGACGTTGATTCAAATTTTAGAAGGTGAGAACGTCAAAGAAATGAAAACAATAAACCCTAGTTTCTAGGGTTTATAACTTTTTTTTTCAAGAATTTTTTTCAAAAATTGAAAATCTTGTAAGCATTAATTTTTGGTATAAAAATTTATTTTTAATTTTCAATTCTTCATTTAGGAGAGAATCCCAATCATCTTGTTGAATGTCTTCAAAAGAATTGAATGGTTTTAGGCGTTCAGGTTTTTCATTCATGGAGTTTTTACGTTC